CAACAAAATTATTTTGGTAAAGATATTGATTCTATTTTAAATAACGCTTCTACAAAAGAATTCGATGATGATACTGATTATACATGGGAATTAGAATCTAATTTAATTGATAATGTTGCACTAGTTGAAGCTAGAGTAGATGGAACAGCTGTTACAGCTGCATCTCAAGCAGGAATTGGATTCTCTCAATTTGATTTAGTATTCTCTAAAGATTGGTTCTCAGAACATGAAGTAATTGTAGGTGAAAAAAATGAATTATATCCAATTCAAATTAAAGCACAAGCTTCAGAAGGAGCGTATACAGTTTATACATGTGAATTAACAGGAAAAGCTGGTAAATCAGCTACAACTTTTATTCCATATGAAGAAATTTCAGGTGGTCAATTATTCTCTAGAGAATTTGCTCCAGTTGAAAGAACTGGCTCAGAAGGTGGTAGAAAAATTGTTCATAAATCTAATATCTCTATGAGAAATGCATTTTCTCAAATTAGAATTGAGAAATCTACTCCTGGTAATTTAGTAGACAAAAAAATGGGAACTGCTATTATGGGCCCAGATGGTAAACCTTTCTTACTATGGCAACAATATGAATCTTTTATGTTTGATCAAGAATTTAGACAAGATATAAATAGATTGTTACATTTTGGTACATCAAATAGAACTGTTAATGGTGATTATGTACAAAAAGGTAAATCTGGTAATATAATCTCTATGGGCTCTGGATTAAGAGAACAAGCAGAAGCTTCAAATACAAGTTTTTATACAAACTTTGATATTTTATCTTTACAATCAAAATTAATGGATTTGTCAGAAGGTAAATTAGCAATGGATCAAAGAAAATTTGTTGCTAGTTGTGGTGAAAGAGGTGCTACTCAATTTCATACAGCTTTAGAAGATCACGCCCAATTATTTCAACCATCTGAAGAAACTAGCCGAATTTATGCTGCTCAAGCTGCTTTTGCTAATAAAGGAATGGGATATGGAGGTCAATTTGTAGAATTTAAAGGTGCAAATGGTGTGCAATTCAATCTTGCTATTGACAGCGTGTATGATAATAGAACTCGTAATAAAATTAAACATCCTGATGGGGGAGTAACTGAATCTTATAGATATGATATTTATGATATAGGAACTAACTCTGGTGTTGATAATATTAGGAAAGTAAAGAAAAAAGGTACTGATATTATACATAGATATATTCCAGGATTAAGAGATCCATTTTCACCAACTGGTGCGATGTATACTGGTCCTATTACAACAGCAAAAGATATGTGGGAAGAGCATAAATTTTACTGTGGTGGAGTTATGATTACTGATCCTAGTAAGACAGCCCACTTTATCTATAATGGGTAATTAAAATAAATAACAGAACTAACCTATTTAAACTATAGGTTAGTTCTTTAATAAAAATTAAATAATAACGGAGAAAAATGAAAAATAACGTAGAAGTTAAAGAAAAAAAGAAATTTAAATTACCTGGTGGAAAAGTTTCTATTAGATTAATTAAAAAACCTAGAGGTGCTATAAATGACCCAACTCATACATTATATAATATGGCCCCCGGAGCAACTTATGAGTTATGTCCTAGAAATAATAAATTTTCAGACATATTAGATTGCCCTTTAACTAGTGAAGAAATTAAGTTCTTTGAAAATAAAAAAGAGTCTGGAATGGCTTTTAATGAAGGTGAACTATCGCCTTATAATAAAGATAAAGATAATTTTTGGAGAGGTAAACGTTCAAAAGTTATTTTAGATGATACAGAAAGAGTATTTGATTTATCTAAACCAATGGATTACATATATTATAAAATATGTTTAAGTAATAAAAATTATGTTGCTGATGGTTTAGCAAATGAATTTTCAAATCCTGAAAATGTTTATGTATTAATTTATCCAGATGAAGAAGAATCAAAACTAATTAAAAAAGGTGATAAGAAAAAAAGAGCTTGGAAAATAGCTGGTAAAATGGAAGATAATAGAGAAAAAATGATTGATTATCTTTCTGTTATTGGAAAACGGCCATCAGCTAATTCTAAAATAGATTTTCTAGTTACTGAAATTAATAGACAAGTGGAAACTAATATTGATGAATTTTTAGAAGTTTTAGAAGATGAATATTATGAAACTAGAGTTTTATTAACTAAAGCTTTACAAATTAAAGCGGTAAAGAAAGATGGATATAAACATTATCTTTCAGATGGCTCACCTCTTTGTAAAAAAGGTGAAATAAATAATTTATCAAGTGCTTTAAAATTTTTAAATGCTGATGAAAATCAAGATATACGATTAATGTTAGAGGCTAAAGTTTTAAAAAAAGATAAATAATAATGGATGCAAATGAAATGTTATATGAGTTTGAAGTTCTTTATGATAAAATCGCTAGCGATAGTAGTCCTGGATATTCTAATAAAGAAATTTCAGTATTTTTAACTAAAGCTGAGGATATTGTAGTAAAGAAATACCAACCTTCTGAATGGTTAGAAAGAAGACGCAGAGATATGGCTAATTTAACCAAAAGCATTAATATTTCAACTCCATCTGTTACACAAGATATAGGAAAACCAAATGGTGTTAGATATGATTTACCATCTGACTTTATGTATATGGAAAGTGAAGAGGTGACAGTAGATAGCACAGATGAGTGTTTAAATGGTAAAAGAATATTAGTTTATCCTGAAAGGGAAGATTCTTATTCATTACAAATTAAAAATCCATTTAAAAATCCACAATTAACAGGCTCAGCTTATGATAATGTTTGGAGAATGGATTTTTATAATAATCTTAATGGTACTAAAAGGGTTGATTTAATAACTGATGGTACATATACAGTGAATACATATCATTTAACATATTTTAAGCAGCCTCAAGGGATTGTTCCTATGACAGGAGATGGTACAACTACTGCTCAATTAGATTGTGAATTAAATTCAACTATTCATCATGAAATAGTAGAATTAGCAGTTAGAATAGCAAGTGGTGTTACTAATCCTAGAGAGTATCAAATAAAATTAAATGAAGAAAAAATTAATAACTAATAATTAAAAAACAAAAAAATGGCTAAAAAAATAAATGCAGGTAACCATAAGCCTGAATCTGGAGATGGTCGATATAGAGTATATTCAGGACAATATAATAGATTGGTAGATGAAATTAATGGAGATTTAACTCCTGAAACAATATCTACTACAGGATTAAACAGTTTAACTGGTGGAACAACAATTTCTTCTAACTGTGTAGAATATACAACTGAAGTAACTATTTCTTCTGCTGAAATAGTAGGTACAGCAATAGGAGATTTAGGACATGCAAGTGGTGTAGAATTAGTTGCTAGTGCTGGAGCAGGAACAGCTTTACAATTTGTAAATGCAGTTTTAATATATGATTATAATACTGCTGCTTATACAGGTGGCGTAGGAGATGATTTAACAGTATACATTAATAGTGTACCAGTTTCTCCATCAATTGCCACAGCAGATTTAATTACCAAAGCTGGAGATACGGTTATACATCTTAATTCTTTAGCTACTGATTTTGTGTTAGGTGTCAATTCTAACATTAACTTAGCTAGTACAACTGTAACAAATCCAGGAACAGCAGCAGGAGTAATTAGAGCAATTGTAACATATAGAGTTATAACAACAAATTTATAAAAAGTAATCAATAAAAAAGTAAAATAAATATATTAATTTAAACAAATAAAAAATGGCAAATTTAAGTCAAAAAGATAATACGATGTTATTCGTAGGGAAAGATTTAGCAATTACCGCAACTGCGTCATGTACAATGGCTGCAATTGGTGATGGTGAAGTTAGATGCTTTACTCCAGGTGGAACATGTTATACTGAAGCAGCAGCAGATGCTGGAGACTCATTCTATATTGCAATGGGTAGAGGTACAGGTGTAGAGCCTTTAAAATCAGCAGTTATTAAGTTAGCGGATGTAAAAAGAATATCTAAAAAAGATTATGCTGCAGGAACAGTTCAATTAGATTATATTGGATCTAATGGAACAAGTGGTTCAATTGAAGTTAATAACAATACAGTTTATAGAGCTGTGATTGATATGAAAGAAAGCCCAGTAACATTAGTTGGTGGGGGATTAATAAAAGATATGGTTTATAAATCAGATTCTGCTGCTACTCAATCAGAAATAGCTTTAGGATTAGCCGCTAGCGGAGTAGCTAATTTCTCAAGAGAAGCTGAACAATCAGTTGGGTTTAAAGCAATTTGTGATAGTGCTGTAACTGCAGCAAATGATTTTGTAAATAATATCACAGTTGTAAATGGTTCTACTGTAGTTTCAGTGGCAACTGCAATTACTTGGGGAGCTGCTGCAACAACTTTAGCTGTAGGAGACTTTGTACGAATGGGATCAAATGGTGCTGGAACAGCATTAACTGACGATGTATATAAAGTTACAGCTGTAGATACAACTAATTTACAGTTTACAGTTGATAGACCAGTACAAGTTACTAGCCAAGTATTAACAGCTGCTACTTCTGATGCAGAAGTTATTGCTGCTGCAACAGGTGTTGCCGCTAACTGGGGAGTTTCTTTAACTGGACAGACTCTTGCATTTGTAGCTGGTAAAATCAATAATAAAGTTGCAAAATGGAAATTAACTTTAGAAAGCGGATCTTTTGGTTCTACAACTTTAGTTCATTCTACTAGTGCATCTTTAGGTACAGGAACAACTAACCAAGTTGCTGAAATGGAAGTTTTCTTAAATGGAAATAATGGTGAATTTTATAAAAATGAAGCTGTTAATAATTTCCCAATGACAACCATGACAGTTGCAGGTACTACTTATGATTTCATTACTATTGAAATGGAAAGAGGCCGTACTGATAGTATAGGTTATGTAAATAGCCCTCAAGATATCACTATTGCTATTCCTAGTACAACAGGTGGTAATGAATGGTATGCTAATGCATCAACTGATGATGTAACTGACGTGTTAGAACAATTACTAGCCGGAGCTGCTGCATATACAACTGCAAAT